TCTGTCTAATAACTTACAAGCCAAACCAGTTGTTCCGCTGCCACCGAAGGGGTCTAAAATCCAATCACCAGGTCTTGTAAATAAGGTAATCAAATAAGACATTAACTTAATTGGTTTAACCGTTGGGTGGTTATTTTTTCTTGGTAGTAATTCTGATGATGTTGCTGTTCCATTTGCCTGATATGAAACCTTACTATTTTTATATTGATTTGTTGCTGGTTTCTCCTCACAAGTCAATCCAAAATCCTTTTCCTTCTTTGCTGGTTTTGGGGTTTGTATAAGTGGATAAGTCATCTTGATATTATCTGGTAATGCCTCAAAGTTTAATACCTTATCAACATACGACCCCTCACTAAATGGTTTCATTCCAACGATGATTATTTCCCTTGCTGGCTTGGGTTGGAAACCTGCCTTACTACCTTCGTATTTCTTTGCTACATCTGTTGCTGGTGCTGTAATACTATTCTTACTCTCAAATCTATCTACATCTTTCCAAGGCGTTATTTGTGGTATAGAGTTTTCATATTCACCAATAACTTCACCTTTAGCGTTGAACCTTTTGTCTAATGACTTACTGACATCTGTTGCTTTGGGGAATCCACTATGATACACCCATTCAATATTGGTGAATGATAAGTCAAACCCCGCTTCTTCAAGGTCTCGTGATATTCTCCATAATACATCCGTTCTTGGTGCTGCCATAACTGTAATAAACGCACCAGGTTTCAATACCCTATAACTCTGTCTCCATATTTCTGTATCTGGTAATACCTGATCCCATTTTTTGCCCATGAAGCCATATGAGTAGGGAGGGTCGCTACATAACATATCTACACTATTATCTTTTATTTCTTTAAGTTTTTCTGCGGAGTCCCCACAGAACATTTGTGTCTCTTGTTTCATATATCTATAAGTTTTTTATTAGTTAGGGTTATTTTTATTGTTCTATAAATTAAAAATAATATGAATACCCTATAAATAAATATGGGGAAATTGTAAAAAAATTACAACTCCCCCACATTTAGAAGAACAAAAACAAAACAAGGGTCTATACTATATCCCCGTTTATTAGGGCTGTATATCTCTTTTCTAAACTCTTACATATGTTATAAAAACATTTACCACAACCAGGTCTTTTATTTTGTTTCAATTCTCTATTATAAAATCCATAAATGTAATTTATTTCATCTCTGGATAGACCATACTTTTTTATTAAGGTCATAACACTATCCCATTCATGTCTTGTTGAAAGACCAAATGATAGTTCAACTTCTTTTTCTTTTTCACATTCCTCACAATCCATTTCTTTATCTTGAAAAGATAATTCTTCTTTCAAGTTCTCTTCTGTTTGCATCACAGGTTGTTCTTCCGTATTCATAATTCCATCTTTTTTTATTTTTTATTTTGGTTATATGACCTCGTGATACGCCAAACATTTCTGCTATTTCCCTGTCATATAGTGTTGTGTTTTCTAACAAATGTTTGATGAGTTCAATATCATCTTTATCTAACTTTATTTGTCCCATTCTTCATTCCATTTTTTATTTACCCACTTCTTCATTTCTCTTATTGTCTGTCTTATTGAATATTGTGGTATTTTTGTTTTTTTATGTATTGGTTCTATTTTTTTGTATTCAATATACATTCTAAATAACCCCACATTATACCAGTTGTTAGGATTATTTATTAGTTCCTGTTCAAGTAAGTTATTCAACCATTCAATATTTGGTATATCATAATAGGGTTGATCTTCCTCATCTGGTATATCCTTTAGTTCTGAGTTCAACATTCTGTATGTCCTTTGGAACTTTGAGTTATTTGAATAGAACTGATTGGTGAGTGCTCTTGTTAGGAAATACATTTGTTCTTCTTTTGTCTGTAAGTTATTCCACTTCACATTTGTTTCAAGTTGAATAAGAACATCATGTAGAAGGTCTATATGTCTTTCATCACCCTTTGTTATTCTTTTTGCGAGTTGGAGGTATTGATTGTATCTTCTTTGATCCATAGATGTTCCCAACTACCTCTTTTTATGGTAGTGTATAGATAATTGCTTGGAATATTATATTCAAAAGAGAGTTTCCATACTGACTTTTCTTTTGTCTTATATGCTCTGATAATCTCTCTTTTTTTATTATCATCCAAATTATATTTGTTTATCTTCATACCATAATTATCTCTGTTCTTACAATTTTCTTTATTGGAGACACACCTAAGGTTTTCAATATTGTTATTTTGAACGTTTCCATCAATATGGTCTATTGTTTCAGCACAATCACATCCGTTGAATGCTGCCCATATTAACCTTGCTACTCTTTTGGTATATGGTTTATTCTCATAGGAAATACAGACCCTTTGATAGTTTCTACTATCAATACTGGTTTGAGTAATCAATTTATTTCTTCTGCTGTTTTTAATCTTACCTGTGTTGGAAGCCTCATAGGTTGGGAACATAGGTATTGTTTTCCATACTTCACTCATTTGTATTTCTTGTTTATCAAGTTTATTAGTATCTGTCTGCAAGCATTTCTTCATATGCTGCAACCATCTCTTTATAGTTGTTAATATAATCTTCATGATTTTGTAGTTCTTTGTTTTTGACCCATTCCTGATACTCATAATCTAAATCGCATGGGTAGAACTCTTCCTCTATGATGTCCTCCAAAAATCTTTTTATTAGTGCCATGTTTCTTTTTTTTTTAGTAGTTGTATTTATAATCCATTTGTTCAATTTCAAGGTATGTCATACCATTACAATACTTTCCAATAGTATTGTCCCATTCATGTCTAACCAAAGTTTCTATGTCTTGTTCCTTTGATTTTTTATCTTTAAGGATTTCATCTACATTCCATTCTTGTAATGTATCTCCGCTGATTAGTAAGGTTTTGATTTTAATTGTGTTTTCCATTTTGTTATTGTTATATATATAAATATAACACAACCTCCACAAAAGTCAAACCCTACAAGAAAAATATTTGATATTTAGTTGAAAAAAAATAAAAAAATATGATATTTAGATTAAGACATCAAAAAAAAGGCTTTCTATTGCACGCCATGTATTCCCGCCTTTTTCCCTTACTTCCGATGAGTAAGGGTTTTTTTTTATCTTTTTTTGAAAAGTATTTTGCAGTATAAAATATATTCACGACCTTTGAATTTCAAACTTAAACAAAGACAGAAATGAAAAAGCAATTGTTAGAACAAATCAAAAAAATCAACGAATATGACTATTTCTATTGCTTGGGAGCAAATTACAATTCTAAGCAACTTAGAACGTATTTGAATGACTTACAAAAAAGTTGAAAGGGATTAACCCATAACTGAAAGCATTTCTCCATCACTAGAGTTTCTATCAATTCTAGTGATATAGATATTCTCCAAAGCACTAATAAAGATTTCTATGTAAGAGTGGTATTCTTCTAATGTAAGATTTGCTACTTCCTGTGGTTTCATATTCAACTTCAGTTCTAGTGTCTGTAAAAAAATATGAGCGATTACATCACCAAAATCTCTTTTCAGTTTCCTGAAACTTTGAATAATAAAGTAATCAAACTCCATAGGTTCTAAAAATAAAGACATAAGTTCCTTATAGATACTTTCTATTGGAAACTTGAAAGTAGGATTATCTTTAACTATATCCTCTAATAGACCAGATACTGATTGTTGATATTGCATAATAAAGATGAGGGGAAGGTAGAAAAAAATTACAAAATGGGAAAACTGAAACTAATGCACCTCCCCCTCAAGAACTTATAGAAATTGAAATTCGCTGACTTCATTATCAGCATTTAATTTATATTTAATCTTTTGTCCTACTATACCAGATTTTAATGGTTGTTCGGTTTCAATAAGTAATGGCTCATCAAAATCTTCTAAATATAGATTATAAAATAATTTATTTGGTTGAGTTCTATTATACAACTTTTCAACCTTGATTAACTTATAATCTAAAATCTTATGTGTTTTCTTTATCATACTTATAAATATCAAAGAAATTACTTTTTTCTTTTTCTAACCAGAAATACAATTAAAATGAATGAAAGTAATAACGAATATGTTAATATCATAGGATTTAATGTTTTCAACATAATCAATCCTTCACGAAGCCTTGAATAGGTTTTTCTTCAACTATTACTTTTGATTGTATCATATTTTTAATATCTAAGTGCTGCTGCTTTAACCAATCATTATGATACATCATTCTATTCAAAGAATTGATTTTTGATTTATCACCTGTTTGCCATTCTTGTAGTTTCATATTACAAATATAATAATCTTTAATATAATTACCAAGTAAGCAGACCTCTAGTTCCCTATTTTTTTTACCACACCCAATAAGTTTCATAAGACCAGTTCAAGTATTCCCCCATATCTTATTTATCCTTATTGACCTTTTTCGTAGCAGGTATGTCTATTTCCTATTTGGATTTATCCACCTGTAAGACCCATACTCTCGTTCCGTGCCGATTATACCCTCTGGGCGATATTAAACCTTTTTCTGTCGGTTCAACTACATAAAAAAAACTGATATAAAAATAAAAAGGAGAACCATTAAGCCACCACGCCCTCTGTTCTCCAATTTATAATATATCAGTTTAAGATATTTAATATTTCTTTGAAGGCGTGGTAATAATAAATATAGTAAAAAGTATAAAAAATCAAATCATTCCCAAATCTTTTGGAGAATAAATTATAGAGTTCTCAAAACCCCTTTTGTTAGGTTCAAAATTATGTTTTTCACAGAACTGTAAATGAATATCTTTTTCCAAATCATATCCAATACTCTGTAAAAATAAAAAAGTTTTTATCCAATCGTTTTTACTCACATTAAATAATTGTGGGCCATCTTCTTTTTTGTGTTTTAATCTACTTCGGTTTTCATTTATACACATCTTCCCTTGTTGATTACATATCTTACATCTATTCATAATAGATTTAACATTACTCTTATAGAACGACTTGATTGATTTTTTCTTTTTACAGGAACAACATATCTTCGTTTCAACGAGGTTTTTTTCGTTTGGGGTCATAATACTACTTTATAAAGATAATTGAAATTAGGGGTGTTTCTGTCCCTTTTAGGACTACTTCCAACCCATAGCAATATTAGCAATATATTTTTGCTGATATTGAGTATAACAGAAACCAGCACGAATACCTCTGTCCTTTTTCTTTTCTCTTACCATATCATCACTCATACATCTACCCATAAACTCACCCAAACTTTCTTTTGGATTTGGTTGATATTCAAACTTCTTTCTACCAAACTCCTCACTCATTCCAACTACCCCACCTTGTTGAGCATCATTTGGTTTTGCTCCATGACATGCTTGTTTAGCATATTGTTCTGTATAACCAGCCGACTTATGTTTTTCCATACAATCAGTTGTTGGTAATGTAGCAAAATCCTCACTCTCTTTTGTGGCAAACGCAAAACCAGCAGCAGTTTCTGTTTCAAGGTCATCTTCAATATCTTCAATATCTTCTGTTGCCATACCTTCTTTAGTCCAATATGAATAACAAACTGCTAATCTTTGGTCTTGTTCTGGTAAAGCATCTTTTTCAACACTCATACATCTTGAGATAAACTCTTGTTCTGTTTCGTTTTTTGATGGTTTGATTGGCATAACTTATAATTTGTCTGATTTTAATTTTTTATTCTCGGTGTGTAATTCATCTACCTTCTTTTCTAAATCCTGTATTTTGACATTCAAGTTTTGTATCTCTTGTTTCAAGTCATCTATAATGTTCTTATAAAGATTTACTGCAAGTTCAAGATTTCTGAGCGTCTGGTTGTCCGTCTCGGCTTGTTGTCTCTTACGACCCACAAACCAACCAGCAATACCAGTCAAAGCATTAGATAAAAATAGTAATATTGTTTCGTTCATATTAGTCGCAATTTACACAAGCATCATATTCTGGGCCTTGGTAGTAAGGAAGGTTTTTATACCAACTATTTCTACGTGGTGGTCTTCTCATACCAGGTTCAAAGTGAATACCTGCAAAATAGGTTTGTGATGATGATGGCATACCATCTTTGTCTGTATATGAATAATACCAGGGATAATCACTTGGATATGCTTGAACTCGGTCTAATAATCTTTGAGCATAGAACTCATATCTACCTTGTTCAATATCTCTTAAATAAGACATACCCTTGATGTCTATTGATGTTCCTTGTTCTGTATTACCCACAGTTATGGCTTTATTCATCTTACGAGCAAATACCTCAGGCATCGCTTCATAAAATGCTCTATGAACTAAATAAGGGGCTATGTCATCATTCAACATAATACTATCCGCTTGAGACATAGTCCCTCCTGATAATTGAACTGACTTAACCAAGTCCATATAATAGTCATACCCTTTTGTCCCGATCAGAGTTTGCAAACCGAGTTCCTGAGCCATATAGATTGTGTTAGTCAATAACGCCATATCTATATTCTGGTTCAAAGTTGAGAATGATTTTAATTTTGTCTCGCTGATAAGTAATACTGTAGGCATCTGTTATATTCCTTTTTCTATATCTATTTTTGTCTCTTCAATATCAGGTAAGATCTGGTTTTGTTCTAGACCCAATTTGATAGGTTGTTTATCTCTCAAAAATAAGAGTTTCTCAAATGTCTTTAATATCTCTTCTTGAATAGGCACAATTCGTGTTTGAAGGAATAAATTATAAGCATCTAACATCTCAGTTCTTCCCCCAAGTTGTCCCTGTGTCTTTATGCCCAAGAGCATCGGGGAGGATATACCAAACGCCGTGAGGATAGTTTGGTCTATTTGTGGTGCCATATTGGAATACCAAGCATCACTCGCATTATTTGGTAATGGAGCAATTACAGGTGCTGTTTCAGGGTTCTCACTAAAAAATAAAAATATCTTACCAGCCTGATTTGTAGAAGTATATTTGGATTCCAGTTGTCTCATCAAAATATCTCTCTCTTCTTCACTTGGAACACCATTTACAAAACTCACACTCATACTTGGCATCATACTATTTTGAGTATTATTCAAATGGAAGTTTCTTATCTCAATATCTAACTGAGCAGTTGTTAATGCCGCAATCCAATCAGGTGCTGGATAATACGACATCATAGGCTGATATTTCTTTACATAATAGATTTGAGATGGGCTGTCTTCACCAACCATATTAAATGCTGGTAGTTCAACTGGCTTCCATTTTTGAGGATTGATTTGTGTTCCCTTCCAATCCACAGAATAATAGTATGTTCCAACATTACCGAACATATCCTCCTTACCTGCTCTCAATCTTGAGAAATCAGTATGGTATATTTCAGCAATACCACCATCATTAGATTTTACAATATTTAATGCAAATCCACCAAATATAATTCTGTCTTTTACACATTTCTCAAAAACCTCATATAAGGTTTCACTTCTATTAGCCATACCAATTCTGTTAGGGTCTCCTTCTTTAACAAAAATGTCTTTACCCTTCACACCATAGATTGTTGCGTTCGCTGAAGCACGGGTAATTGGAGAATATTGATAAATGGTTAATACGTGATTTGGAAATGCGTTGTCGTCCCCGTAGAAGACCCACGGCTTGTTTTTAATTACTTCTTGATATTGCGGAACATAGGCTGCGTTGAAATCTTGTATATGAAATCCGTATTTGTTTTTATTATCCATTACTTATAAATATCTAAAGTTTGTATTTTATCTATATCCAAGATAAGTTAGGTTGATGTTGGTGTTGGTGTGGGTGTTGGAGTAGAAGTATTGGTTGTCGTCGGTGTTGGACTTACTATTGGTTGCTGACACTCTTGTTCTTCTTCACTCACATAGATTATCTGTGCGAAGTCCTCATCATTAGAAATATAAGGTTCAAAGAAACAATCTTGGGTATTATCATTACCGACAATAACCCACGCTCTACCACTCTCTAACTTATTGTAGGCTAAAGCGATATTAGTTGAACCTGATGTAATATTCTCATATATAGAATAGTAATACTGACCCAAATATTCAAAATTGACTTGTGGTGTTGTACCAGTAAGAACAGTTGTCGGTGCCTCCACAAATCTAAACTTATCATAACGAACATTACTGGTTATGACTTGAGGATAGAAACTTATTCTCTCCTTTGATGCTATATGTTGGAATGAGAATAGATAATATGGATTTGGTAATGTCTTATTCATAGACACCGTAGCAATCATATTATTTACCTCATTTTTTCGTATTATCAACATTCTCGCTTATTATGTAATGTGCGTCAAGTTTATCATCTATCAAAACAAATAAAATATTCATAAAAAAAATTATATTTCATTTATTGTTGAACCTGATGGTATTGGTGTTGGAGCGGGTGGAATGTAAGGCCCAACATAAACTGATAATGTCAAATCCTTAACCCATTCATGCTCTGGGTAAATTGAATTATCTATTTCCTGACTTGAAATAAACCAATCCTGATTTGCGTCTAGTGTTGGATTGAAATATACATCAGAACATACTAATTGTCCTACTAAACTATCTTTTTGATGTATTGTGAGTATTGCTACAAATTGTTCCATTTTAATATGTATTTCGTCCTAATGTTGTTTGGAATGTGTTTATAATTGTTGATAATGTGGATACTTCCGATGCGGTTAATCCTGAACCAATACTCACAAATCTATATTCGTTGTCGTAATGTTGTATTGGAGTACCATTATTCATAGCCGCAATATAATTACTTCTCGTCATCGTACCTCTACTTACGCTAGTAGTATCTATAATTGTAGCATTACGATATAAGGTTTCATCACTTGAACCACTTGAAGCCATCAATATAAACCCTTGTGTATCAGGTGTTGTTGTTGTACCTACACCAGTAGAACTAACACCATAGAACCATCTAGGCCCTCCATCTTGTGCTATAACATTATATAATTGTGATCCTCCGACAACTTCAGCGCAACCGAAATAATTTGTGCCACCAACAGGAACATTATTATTCCCCATATAAATACTATAATGCTGACTATTCAAGGTTAATGCCGATGGAGCCAAGAATGTATCAGCATAAGCGGTTGTTCCGTTTGATGTCGCACCAGATGGGTTGAAAGTCCAACCACCAAAGAAGGTCAATCTATATGCGGCATCCGTATTAACAGGGTTTTTACCATTAAACTTACAACCATCACTATTACCCCCTAGCATCGGATAGAATGCTTCCATCTTCTCATACAATCCATTACTTACCAAAGAAGTAAATAATGTAATAGTTGCAGCGGATACGGTTGAAGTAATACCAGTACCACCAGCATCAACAACGGCAGTCAAATAAGCATTTGCCTCAGTTGTTCCACTTGCTGGTGGAGTGGAACTTGGAGTTGGTGTTATTGTTGGTGTAGTTGTTGGTGTAGTCGTATTGGTTGGTGTTGGTGTCAAAGTTGAACTCGGAGTAATGCTAGGCGTCGGTGTTGGTGAAACATTAGGACTTGGAGTTGTTTGTCCTATAACTGTCCCACCTTGTTGAATAGCATTCTCATATCCATCAACTCTTTTGAACCTTGACCTTTTGACATCCCAACTATCAAAAGCATTAACATTTAAGGGAGTTTTTGACTTCCCTTCAACTTGTTTTTGTGGAGAATAAAAGGTTTGTTGTTTCCCTAATACTCCCCATAATCTTTTGTCTATTCTATTACTCATATATTTTGGAGTGGCTAAAATAAGAGGGGAATAAATCCCCTCCTATTATTTTTTTTTAGCAAGCACAAGATGCTAAACTAAATCCTACAAGGGTAGATGATAGAGACCCAGCCAATTTCTTAGCAGGTTCTTTTTCAAATCCTTCAAGGACAACAGTATAACCATATCGGTCTGCAAAGGCGGTTCCAGTTTCGGCAGTACCTGTTTGCAGGGCCATGCCAAAATCTTCGCCTAAATAAAATACATCACCTTCATTTGTCTCAACAAATACCTTCATATCGGTATTTTGAGCCAAGAGTTTTATTTGGTTTCTCGTAGATTGTTGTAATTTAAGGAATACTAAATTAACAATTTGATTATATACTACGGTTCCATTTTCTAAACTCGCTTGGATTGTCTCAACAAAGTTGGATGTATTTTTTTCTACTTGGAACTGATATACAGTTCCACCAGTACCACCTACTGTAAGGATTTCTTGGTCTCCGTTTTCAGTTGTGCCAGTCACGCAGCCTGCGATGACATACACATTTTTAACACCACCAACCGCATCACGGCATCCTTTGCACACATTAGATGATACAAAACAAGATGAAAAACTCATAACTTTTGTTTTTTAATTTTTTGACTTTTCAAGTCGGTTTATTTTTAGGTTAATCCGTTAGTAATTACGAACTGAGGCCAAGCAATTTGAACCCCAATTTTGAAGTTTGCTCTTAATCTTACTTCGTCAAAATCAACAGAATAGAACATTTTAAGATTGTCCATGTCAGACATCAAATCCACACCAGCAACTACGTAGCCAGCAGGAGCCAACATAACAAGATTAGAGTTTAACAAACCACCAACTGGATGAACCAATACGTTTGTAGCAGGGTGGAAAGTTTTGAACTCCTCATAAGACCCTTCAGGGTTGAAGTGGTAGTAGTTCGCTGTTCTGTAGTTAATTAAATACTTACGGTAGTTGCTATGAGACATGAATACAACCCAGTCAGTTCTATTTACAACATCATCAGGGATTTGCTCAATAAGAGCATCAACTTGAGATAATGCAGTTGTAGAATTGATTGGTGATTGACCTGGTACAACAATACCACCTGTGATAGTTTGAGTATCAGCGGTAGTTCCACTTACACCTCTAACCAACTGCTTCAAACCTGAGAAGCAAGTTGTTCCTGAAGAAGCACCCCAGATTTGGTTTTCTACATACTGAGAAATCTGAGCCGTTTTCAATTCAGATATTTGTTGCTCAAAAGGAACTGTCTCTGGTGTTGAACCTGGAGTCAATAACTGACCTAACCAGTAATTATTCAAATCAGCAGGACACAAGGTCTCGTTGATTTTATATTGACATACTGTGATGTCTCTTTGAGTATAGATGGTTGAACCTGATGGATCCCATCCGCAAGTACCATCCTGAACGTACAAATCACTATTCAAAAGGTTAATTGCCTGTGAGCCCTTTACACCTGGTTGAACTTTAATCAACTTGATTGTCTCACTTTCCAAAATTGCTCTTCTAATCAATTCTCCACCAACTTCGTCTGTGTAAGTTGATAATGAAGACAAATTGAATGAAAAGTCATACTTTTTGTTTGCCATAACTTTAGTTATTTTTTTTTAGTTTATTTTATTTTTTGTGGAAACCTTGTCTAATACTAACAAGTTGAGAGATGTAATCATCTTTCGCTTGGTTTAGTTCAGTTTGGATTTGGTTTTTACCAACTCTTAGAGGTTCTCCTGCGGGTTCCTTCGCAAACTTGGAGACCTTCTTTTTCATTTCCTCTTGGTCTGCTACGATACTATCAATTTTGTCTTTGATTTCTCCTAATACAGCCATTAGTTCCTTCTTGAAACCTTCCATATTGTCGTTTCCTTGTGATAGAGCGGGAGTTGTCATCCCCATTTCTTCCTCTACTTCTTTTTCTTTTTCAGAGGCAAGTTCAACATTCTCTCTTTCAGTAATTTTTCCGTCTTTAGTGATAATCTTGATGAGAACTTCTTTACCTTCTGTGTCTTTGAGTTTCAACTCATGTTCTCCATCGGGTGCTGGTTGTTCTTTTCCATCAGGACTTACTACCATAACTTCTTCACCAACGTCAAATGTTGGGGATTTCACTAACGTTCCATCCTTTAGCATCGCTTCTACGAAGTTTTGTTTTTGTTCCATATTGTCATAATTTATTTTTTGGACTAATCCGTCCTTAATTGTTATTTTGGTTGTGTCGTCCAACTCAAACTCACCATCAGGTGCTGGTATTTGCCCGTCTTTATTTATAATATAAATAGGTTCTCCAACAGCCAAATCACCTTCGGTGATAATTTCGTTGCCATTTTCTTTGATTTTGTAAGAATTAAACTTATTCAACCCTAGCAACTTGTTTATTCTGCGTATAGCATCTTGGTATTTCATATAATTTGTTTTAGAATATTTTTGATTTCATTAAGTATTTTATTGTTGTCGGCACTAAACTTTGCTTTTTCAAGGAAATAACCTTGAACGGAAAAACCATTCAATTTACCTTCTTTGACTTTTTGCCATATAGCGTCGTCTTCAATCTTCATAGAAACCATCCAAGTTCCTTTTGGATAATCCATACCGAAAACTTGTTGTTTATCTTTTGCTGGGTCATTAACAATCCAACTTTCAACGACAGATACTCCGTTCAAAAACCTTCTTCCGTGTTCTACATTTGTTTTGTCTAATAATTTTTCCAACATAAACTTCTGTTGAAGTTTCTTTATAGTTTCAACTGTGAAATATACATAATAGATTTCACCAGTTATTTCATTTCTCCTGATAATCATTTTATCAGGAACCATAGCAGGGCCGACTACCATTTTTTCTTCCATACTGAATACAGAAAAACTCATCTCATTTCTTATAGATTTCAATTTGTCTGCAGCCCAATCTATTCCTGTTGTTCCACCCCATCCTAACCAAGCAACATAACCCTTGTCTTTCCAAGGCGTGTCTTTGTATTCAGGTGCTACTTCACTATTCTTTTTATGTCTTTGGAAACCAGACATTCTGGCTATTGTTTCCTCACTTATGTTTTCACCCTTACACAACTGATTTGCTCTTATCCATCCAACTTGGGTCATTCCTTGTACCTCATCACCATATTCTTCTTTCCACTTGATTGCCTTACAAGCGTTGTTCTTTGCTGATGATGGATAGTCATTATAAGACGCAAAAACCTCCGCTGAGGCTTTCTCATACTTTGGATGTTTCTTTGGTAATAAATCATTATCACCTGTATATTTTTTATTCTCAGGTCGTCCTTCTTTAACAATATAAAGAAACGCATTTACACGAGCAAGAGCCCACTGCTCTGCTGACCTAACCTTTGGTGAATGTGATACATTATACGCGCCAACTCCTCTTTGATAAACTGATTTCAACATTCCCTTATCAACGCCATAATCAAGTTTGTCTTTGTATCTTTCGTTGAAATCTTTAACCTTATCTTCTAATATCTTTTCTACTCTTTCACTTACCACAGCACCTCTCTTACCTGATGCATCACCCTTTGCAGTTCCTTCACCTTTTGGGTTAGGATTTGGTGTATCACTCTTTGGTGCTTTATCACTTTCTCTAATACCACCTCTTTCACCTACAACAGCAAACTCTTCAAGTATAGCCCCAAAGTTTAACATAGGATTATCACTTCCTCCAACATCATCAGCATCTTCTCCATCTTCACCTGTCTCATATTCTGTCTCATCTTTTGGATGTGTCTTACAAGGCATGTATAAAGTTTTTCCGCCATATTCGTGGGGATGCGAACCCTCACAACCAATCAACATAGCAATTGCTTCAGCGTCTTCTTGTTTCTCAAATAAAGGTAAAGAAGCAAGAACTGGTTTTTTCTTTGGTTTTGAGATTTGTTCTACATAAGGACTTAACGCACTTACATCAGGGTTTGATGTTGAGAACCCAACTCTTGGCGGGGTATTACCTGCTTCAATAGTTGCTGTGGTTCTTGTGTCTGGTCCTGGCATATCATCCTCATCTTCTACCCCTGTGGTTATTTTATCATTATTGATAATTCTACCTGCTTGTTGATACATAAGTTGTACCCATCTATGACGACAATTATATGACCCTCTCCATGTAAAAATATCATATCCATCAGGGCCTACTTCATTTACAGAACGATTACTCATTTCCATAATGTCCTCAATTCTGAATACCCTACGAGCATTCATCATTTCAGCACAGAATGTTCTATTGAGTTCATCTTTAGGCCCAACATACTTATATCTAAATCTAACATCAGGAGTATCTTGTGCTGATGGTAAATTGGGATTACTGATGATTTGGAACTCTTGTTTTCCAACTGCTTTAACTGATGTAATTTCCCAACCTTCTTTCTCAAGGAAACCTTGTGGTTCTCCATAAGCATGGAACATTTGTATCACCTGTGGTATTTTTTCATCTGCTAAAATATAGTGAGAACATTTCCCATCCTCACAAGGTGATATTTCTTCTTGGTTAAAGTATTCAAAGTTTGCTTCATGTGCTGGCATTTCTACTAATGCAATTCCATCAAGCCCCGCTTCTTCGTCTCCGTCCTGAATTATAAGTTCAATAATTTTAGGGGTCATATATTATTAAATATCAATTTTTTTATAAAGTTCAATTTTTATATTGTTGAACGAGTTTTGATGTTTCTATCCATCATTTGTTGGTTAGTCATATCACTAGCAACTACATAAGTTTTGATAGGTGCCTGACTTACAGTCAAAGAGTTCTGTAAATCTAGTAGTGCTTGGTCTTGTGAGAATGACCCTACTGCTAGTCCTCCATCAGCAAATCTCTTACCTCCACCAATAGAATTGATTGAAGATAATAATGGTCTAAATAATGATGTAGATTTTGCGTTTATCACACTCTCACCATTACTTAACATAGCGGGGATTAAATCACTCTTAGGGCCTCCTATTCCTTGAACCAATCCACCAGTTGCCATACCTCTTGGTCTTGGAACTGATGTGCCAGATCCAGTTGAACCTCCACCTCCACCAGCATTTCCATCAACAGGAGTTTTGATAATATCATTAACAGCCTTGAAACCAACAAGACCTGTCGCAACCGCTTGAACTATCGCATATGCGGGTACTGGAACTCCAGAGAATGCTTTGAGTTGTCCCGCTATTGCGGCATATGTATTTATTAACGATGCGGCAATTGCGAGTGCTTTACCTTTCTTTGTGTCTTTGCCAACAATATCTGATAGTGCGTTTAAGGCTGCGGCTGTTGCCCCTAATAATTGTTGTTGTGCCTGAAACTTCTTCTGCTCTATACTTATCTGTGCCTCAGCATTAGCCCTCAAATCGGCGGTTTGTTTGTCCTTGATTGCCTTGATTTGTTCTGCGGTCAATCCTTCACGAGCGAGTTGTTCAGCATAATATGCTTCGTCCAACCTTCTTTTCTCATCAAGTAATTGTTGTTGAAGTTGCAAGTCCCCTTCCGCAGCCTTCATCATATCTTGGAACTGCTGGTCTTGAACCTTCTTATTCTCTTCAGCAGTTTTTAATGCTCTATCTAAATCACTTCTAAACCTCTTGTTGTTTTCAATTTGGATAGTCGCTGTGAGTTGTCTTTGTTGAAGTTCAAGTTCCTTTACTCTATTTGCTTCTTCTTCTGTAAGTGTTCCAACTTGTTTCTTTCTTTCCTCATATAAAGCAAGTTCATCACTAATGGTTTTCTTTTGTGCTGCAAATATTTCATCTTGAACCCTTCTGGATTCAACTGAGTTTTCGTTGGTTAAATCTTTGACTAAACTATAAGTGATTGTGAGGTCATCTATAATTTGTTTGTTCTCTGTTTGTTTGCTCTTAACTCTATCTTGAAAAGCCTTCGTATCAAGTTCTTTTTGTTTGTTGGCAAACTCTGTCTGTTTGTTTAGATATTCAGCGTCAAGTGCGGTAAGTTGAGCAATATAATCCTTATATTCTTTTGAGTTTTTTGGATATAATGCTTGTGTCTGTTGTAATAATAATTTCTTTGAGTTATATGCATCTTGAGCATACTTTTTCTCAATATCAAATCTTTCTTGGTCTGTCTTGGCATTCGCCATAGCGACAGCCTTAGCCTTATCAAGGTCAGCCTGTCTTAACTTCTCAAGTTGTTCGTAATTTGCTTTTTGTCCTTCAACCCATTTGTTATGTGCTTCAGCGGCGGCTTCCAGGTTCTTCTTTTGTGTTTCAGTTGTTTCCTTTGTTCCCTCATCAAACCTTCCATAAGCCTCCATACCAGCATCAACAGCAGTACTTACAGAGTTCTTGAGTTGGTCTATACCTTCACCCAACATTTCAGCATTCCCTGTAAAAATACCAATCAATAATTTACCTGCTCCTACACCAACTTCTTTAATTAGGGTGAATAAACCATATAAGGCAGAGTAGTATGCTCCAATACCTTTGATAAGGTATGGTAGGACTTCTAAAGCCATTTCTACAAAAGCATCTAATACTGGCTCAAACGCTTTGAATAAACCACCCAAGATCTGCTCAAAAGCAATCATGATAGGTTCCAACTTCTTCATCGCTTTTTCATTCTGCGTGAAGGCATTTACTAACATACCTACTAATGAAACTACTAATCCAATACCAGTCGCCTTGAGTGCTAAACCAAACTTGTTGGTAGAAGATGTGATAGTGTCTAAACCTCTACCTAACTTACCGACAATACCAGGTGCTCCCGCTAAACTATCAATCCAGTCCTCACTTTGTCCTTTTGCGGTTTTTGTAGCATCACCGATGTCGTTAATACGTTCCTGTATTCGTTTGAACTCAGCACTACCTGCTACGGTTTCTCTTTGTAGTTTCTTTAACTCACGAAGGCTTTTTAATGTCCCTTCAGCGTTAATCGCCGCATCAACTCTAACCTGTAAAGTTTGTGTTTGTGCCATTATTTATCAATTCTATTTTTAGCAATCTCAAAAAACTCAGGTAAGTTCTTTAATTGCATATACCATTTATGGAACTTATCCCTTTTTGGAAGTTCAACATTCAAGGATCTTCTTAAATCACCAATAGGGTCTATCAACTCATTAGGTTCGTTCTCTTGGACTTTCTCTTCTATCATAGTATGAAATATCATATTTAATTTATTCAGTTATATCAGGTCTTATAATGGGTCGCAACTTCCTCCAACACAAATCAAGATTGATATTACTTCTCCATTTGTATCTATTTCAGCGATACGGAATGGGCCTGTGGTTGTATCTGTTGATTGGTCTGAATATGCTACAAATCCAGCAACCCCACCTTGTCCGTAAATTGTATCACCGATTGTAAGTGCCGCATAACTCGCATCTGCGTTAGTCAGAGTGGTTATGTTGTAATTTGTAGTACAATAATCGCTACAAGTTCCTAATACCGCACCATGCGTATAAATTGTTGGTTGTGGTGTAATACTTGGGGTAGGTGTCTGAGTTCTTGTATTCGTTGGTGTATTAGTCGGTGTATTATTCGGTGTTGATGATGGAGTTGAAGACAAACTTACCGTTGGTGTTTGCGTCGGTGTTGATGTTGCGGTTGGTGTTAAAGTTGGACAAGAACTAAATACTGACATAGCACCATCAGTTCCAACTTGGAATACTTCATCTCCACCGACTGACTTGAACCATTTATCATTTCCATTAAACTTATTAGCAGTTATGAATGTTGTACTTGAATAAATTGGTAATCCATAAGTTATTGCTGCTTCTTGGAATGAAGTTATACCAGCCTGAGGAACATATACTGTTTGGGTATTACAGAAACCATTACAAGCATCCGTATCACTATTCCATCCAATTCCACCTGTATCAACACATAGAACTAATGATGAGAAGTTAGTTTGTGAAGGAGTAGGTGTGTTCGTACCAGTTGTGGTTGGTGTTGATGTATTTGTCGGTGTCTGTGTATTGGTTGGTGTAATTGTATTGGTTGGTGTTGATGTATTGGTTGGTGTCTGTGTATTGGTTGGTGTAATTGTATTTGTTGGTGTTTGTGTGTTTGTAGAAGTATTTGTCGGTGTCTGTGTATTGGTTGGTGTAATTGTATTTGTCGGTGTCTGTGTATTTGTCGGTGTAATTGTATTGGTTGGTGTAATTGTATTGGTTGGTGTTGATGTCGGTGATGGTGTAGGTGTTGGTGAAACACTTGGATCTAAACTACATCTTAATGAATTACCATTTGTATCAGTTCTCAATATTCTATTTATACCTGTCTGTCCTGAATAACTTGTGAATGTACCACCCCATAGAATTGAACCACTATTTTCTATCATCACTCTCGGAATGAAACTACTTTGTGTATTATTAAATCCTACACCAGTCGCATAAGTATTGTCATAAGTACCACCACTTGTTAATCTTCCTATACCGATTGTTGAAACTCCAGATAATGTTGTGAAACCACCTATGATATATGCTCTATTTTGTGCGTCAATTGCAGAACCAAATATAAAGTTATTGATACTTGACGGTGTGTATCCAGTATCCAAAGTTCCGTTATTATTCAATCTTGCGGCTCTAGTTCTACTAATACCATTATAGTTTGTGAAATCACCGAATACCATATATTGACCATTTGATAATTCATGAATACCTCCATAAGTAAAGTTGTTAAATCCTGTACCAGCACTAAATGTATTATCAATAGAACCATTAGTATTTAATCTAACAATTCTACCAACCGAAGTTCCATTATATCCTGTGAATTGACCCACACAAAGTATCTTACCACTTGCGTCAATTATACCATGACTAACTTGAGAGTTCGCTGGTGAGAAACCTGTACCAGCACTAAATGTTGTATCTTGCGAACCATCAGAGTTTAACCTTATTATACCATTATTAGTAGCACCTGTATAAGAAGTGAAATATCCAAATACTAATATTTTTCCATCGGATTGTATCTTACTATCATAAACCGCTCCTCCAGCAAATCCTGTTCCAACATTAAATGTCGTATCTCTTGAACCATCAGAGTTCAACCTTAAGAACCTGTTAATTGTTGTACCTGTATAAGTTGTAAAATTACCTCCAACATAAACTTTTCCTGTTGATGTTTCTTCTTGAATAGAATTGATAGTATTATTAAATCCAGTTCCAATATTGAAAGATGTGTCAGGGGTTCCATCCTCATTTACTCTAACCATTCTATTCAAGGTTGTACCTGATGGATAGTTAGTGAATGCTCCACCAATATACAATTTATTACCACCTGATACTTTGGATATTGCACCTACTTGAGCATTAAATCCTTGACCTGAGAAACAAACATTAGCAGATACTGGACTTGTAGATGGAGTGTTAGTAGGAGTTCCTGTATTTGTCGGTGTTTGTGTATTGGTCGGTGTTTGTGTATTGGTCGGTGTTTGTGTATTGGTTGGTGTTTGGGTAGGAGTGTTAGTCGCCGTTTGTGAAGGTGTTTGTGTCTGTGTTTGCGTAGGTGTTTCTGTATTGGTTGGTGTTGAAGTATTGGTTGGTGTTGAAGTGTTTGTTGGAGTTAATGTTGGTGTAGGTGTAGGTGTTCTTGTAGGGCATCCTGGAACCAAATCACAATCAGTATTGAAATTATAAATCCCAAATATATTAAAGAAATAATCAACTGAAGTGGCAGTTATTTTTTGTTTAATATAGAACTTATTATTAGGGTATTGTGGAGCCGTATAATAACGTCCAGTAGTTAAAAAGAAAGTGGCAAGAATAACTTTATCAGTTTCTACTATATTACAATCACAATCTAAAACATCTACTAAATAATAATTACTTGTATCTGTCTTAGTTGGAGTAGGCGTAAAAGTATTGGTTGGTGTTAATGTTTGTGTCGCAGTTTGAGTAGGAGTTTCTGTCTGAGTTGGTGTAGCAGTATTGGTTGGTGTTAATGTTTGTGTTGCAGTTTGCGTAGGTGTCTCTGTCTGCGTAGGTGTAGCAGTATTGGTTGGTGTTAATGTTTGTGTCGCAGTTTGAGTAGGCGTCTCTGTATTTGTAGGCGTATTTGTATTTGTAGGCGTATTTGTAGGCGTCTCTGTATTTGTAGGTGTGTTAGTAGGCGTCTCAGTTTGAGTTTGTGTAGGAGTTTCTGTAGGTGTCTCTGTATTTGTTGGAGTAATTGTATTAGTAGGAGTAAATGTTGGCGTATTTGTAGGAGTTTCCGTCTGTGTTGGAGTAGCCGTAAAGGTAGGGCATTGGGTAGTGGTCGGCGAAATTGACGGTGTAATTGTTGCTGTATTACTTGGAGTGGGGGAAACCCTTAATCTACTAATAGTCATTTACAATAAATATAATTTTTCTTTATTTTGGTTGTATCACAAAATTAACAAGGAGCACTTAATGTTTGAATAAATCCACTATTATCTACTTGTATAGCAATACCTGAATTAGGCGCTGAAACACTCTTATAATATTTGCTATTACCAGCAAGAACAGTAGTCAAACCGACATTTGTATAAATTACTTTACCATCATCAAATACATCTTGGAATGTATCAGGACAACCACCAGAATTGGTGAAATATACTGTTAATGGTGTTCCAGTTCCATTACAAGCATCACCAGAAGTATCCCATCCTTGTGTGCCAGGTGATTGTGATACATCAAAGTATATTATCAAAGTACATGGTGAAGGTGTTGGAGTGTTCGTTTGTGTTGGAGTAATGGTAGGTGTTGCTGTATTGGTTGGAGTATTGCTTTGTGTTGGTTGAATAGTTTGTGTTTGACTTGGTGTATTTGTTGCGGTATTTGTTGGCGTAGGAGAAGTTCCAGGACACGAAGTACTTGTTGGAGTGAAACTCGGTGTTATAGACGGAGTTAAACTTATTGTTGGACTAACACTTGGAGTTGGTGTGGGAGTGTATCTAAATGCCATATCTTAAATATTTTTTAACAAGGTGTTCCTGATGTTATTATTGTAAATACCGCCAAATCAGCGTAAGGGAAACCAGGCTCAACGCTTCCTTGTTGAATACAAGTGGTTATTGTATTACTTCCTGTTGAACCAAAATATTCCCAAGTCAAAGTTCCATTACATAAATTATATCTAACCCAACCTGGACTTGTTATATTCAAAGTCGTGTTTATTCTACATAATACTGACGGAGTAGCACTCGGTGTTGGTGTAGGTTGATTTAGTGTCGCA